ATTTCTTAACATTAAAACCTGAACGTCTTGTATTCCATAATAACATACCTCTTGGGTATAAGTCTGGATCTGGAGCATCTGGATCAACATAGTTTGAACTTAACAACGTTTCAATTGTTGCCGCTGTGTCACCTGTTGCACCACTTGAACCGTAACGTGCATCTGCAAAAAGAATTCCATCTTCTGTAGTTTGATCTGTTACGTCAATTAATACCCATTCAGTTGCTGAATTATCCCAACGGTAAACTTTTGCACCGTATTGGTCAACGTCAGCAGTTGAAATCCAAATATCGCCTTCAACTAAATCACTAGCATCTGACTGTCCACCTGTTTTTAATGGAGCAGTTGCTGATACAATAGGTCCTTTAGGATCAGTTGCACCTGCTAATGGTGTGTAGTTTAAATAACCTACCCACTTGCTTCCATCATGTACCATAATGTCTGCTTCGTCTAGTGTAGTGTTATACCATAACGTACCATCTGCTGGAGTTGCTGTTGGAGCATTATCACTTGCTTCATATACAAGTGGTTTCCAGTTACTAATGATATGTGAATGATTGTCATCTGCGCCTGCTGTGTAATAATTTGCTGTACCTGTTTCAACACCTGCACTTGAACGTGCCCATGCTGTGTAACCTGCACTTGCTAAAATACTTGACGCATCTGTAATTTTAATTTCGCCACCTAATGCATGACTAATTGAAAGGTAACCATTACTTACTGTTGCAGTAATGTGTTCAAAGCCTGCCGCACTAATTGCTGACGCAACTCCTTCAACTGTCGCTGTTGATACTGTTACAGTTTTAGCAGTTTGATAAACGTTACTACCGTTATCTGTTTCTGCCATTGTAAGTGTTCCTGTTGCAACAACTGGATTTGCACCTTGTTCAATACCTGTTACGCTAGTTGGTGAACTTGTTACTCTTCTGTATAATTTAAAGTTTACAAGTTTTTCAACACCTGTTGTACTATCTTCTGATGTTCCTCTACCTGTAATGTTTGCAAGAGCAAATACTGTACCTGCAGGTATAAGTGTTCCACCAGTAGCATCAATTGTGTTTACTGCTTCTTCTCTAGTGTTGTAAAGTGGAGCAACTGTTGTTGACCATACACCTAAACTGTCATTCCAAACTTGAACTTTAAGATTAGCACCTAAGTTTGGTGAAGTAGTTTTCATCCAAACACTTCCGCTTGGTTTAATTCCGCTTCTAGAAGTTCCTGCTACTGTTACAGTATCAGTTGACTTCCATGTTGGAACATTTGAGTGTTTTGAAATTTGTACAGCCGCACCTGAATAATAAGTTGCTGTAATTCCAGTGTCTGCTTTTAATGTACTTCCTACTAAATCTTCAATAACAATAGCACCATCATCTGTAGTACCATCTGAAGTTGAAGTTCCGTCACTGTATATTTCTAAAATGCCTGTGCTTGTAACTTTTGCACCAACACCTGTTATACTTGCACCGTTAATTGCGTTTGCAAGTGCAGTAACAGTTGTACCTGAAAGTGTAACACTTGTTCCGTTAATTACAAGTCCTTGACCATTTCCTAATGTTGGACTTGCTACTGTGCCTTGTATTGTTGGCCAACTTGATGCCCAACTATCTGAAGTAAAAGTTGAATCACCACTTGTTAAAGCGGCAATGTTTGCACTAGTTGTTGAACCTACTTTAACCCATGCATTATCTGCATTTTTATAGTAAGCATCGTTTGATGTTCTAGCAGTTACGATTGCGTAATCACCTTTTGCACCTACGCTTGGTTTTGGATCACCGGAAGATAAATTACTAACAAGTTGTGTAGCGGAGTTAAGAACTAAAGGAATCTTGTTTGTAAATTTTTGTGTTGCTCGGTTCCATTCAAATATACCAAATAATGAATCGTTTGTATCTAACCAATATGTGCCATCTGCTGGCGTACCTGCTGGTGCTGATGCAGAACCTTTAAGTTCTCCTAAGTCAGCATCTGCTCTTACAATGTATGCTCTATTTGCTACACCTAAGAATGAATATGCAGATTGTAGTCCGTATTCATTTAGTTCATTGCCGTGTAATGGATTGTTAGATGAATCTGTATAAAACGTTGGATTACCAAACGTTTCTGTTAATTCTCTTTGTGATGTAATTAGGTATGGTGTACCAGCATTAGATTTAATTGTTCCTTGTGCTGTTCCTGTACCTGCGCCGTTTGGCTTATTAGCGGCAGTTGCTACGATAATTAGTGGTACCGTTGCGGCCGCGGCTGGCGTATAAAAACTTTCGTCTATTACGCTAACTTCAACTCCTGGTGATGTAAGTGCCATCTTGTTACTCCTTTAAATTAAGTTCTTAAACATATTTAGCCATGTTAGGCAAATTTGCGGTATTACATATGGCGAAAAAGGTAAGGAAAAGGGCTGGTAAATATGTATATGACTAGACCTTTATGTAAAACATGCAACCGTAGGCCCTGTGCAGTCAATTATAAGAAGGCTCGCAAGACCTATTATAGAAGTAAATGCGAACAATGTGCAAGGGGTAGAACACCTACAGTTCCACTATGGCATCAACTTGGTTATAGACAAAAGGATAAATGCGATAAGTGTGGATTTACAAGTAAGCATGAAGAACAGTTTGCAGTATATCATATTGATGGTAATCTAACAAACTGTCGACATAATAATCTTAAAACAGTATGTGCTAATTGTCAACGTGTATTACACAAGGAAGGATTTACTTGGAAGCAAGGTGATTTAACACCCGATTTCTAAGGAATTCAACAGTACCATTATTTTCAATAGTAGCATCAAAATCAACATTACACCATGCCCATTCTGATATGTGTACTTCAGGATGATTTTCTTCCATCTTATGTGCAACTACAATATTCTTAGCACCTTTGTTACTATTAACTTGACGCATTTGATGTTGTGCAGTACTCCACCATTCAGGGTCATCTCCACGTTTTACACGCCAAAGATATCCGCCTATTGAACGTAGCATATTTGCTTCGTTTTCAAAACGCACATCTGGAATTACAAATTTTCCTTGTGGATTATCTAATAGTTGTTTTTTAACTAAACTAACCCATATGCCATCGTAGAATCCGTTACGCATACAATCAGTTCCAAATAGTTGTAATACTAGTCTTGGTGTAACAGGACTTCCTGTTTCAGTACTCCAATAAGGATCAACTTTTTCACGCCATGCACGAGAGTCTGGGTTATTGCCTTCAAGCATTTCTCTGTCCCAGCCAAATACACTAGCAACGCCGTCTTTGAGTTTGTCTGCAAAAGATAGTTTTGTAAATCCCTGTTGTTCAACTAAAAAGTCTGCAACAGTTCCTTTACCTGAACCTATAAGTCCACAAATACCAATTATCATAAAAGATTCCTTATTAAAAGTATCTCTAAATTGTATAGTCATTGTGTAGGAAAGTCAAGTGTTTTTTAGCCAATTACGAATGATAATGGTTTAGAACCATCTACGTAATTTGCCAAGTCCATTTCCAATTTCTCCATTTCGGCCATTGCATCTGCTTTGAGAGCATCACCGTTGAGTGAAGTTCCGCCTTGCGGTGTTGATATGGTTGCAAATTTGCTTCTTGCTTCACCTAGCATATATTTACATACTGCTAGTGTGTAGTCTTTAAGCCATTGTCCAGCATAAGGATCACTTAATAGATTAAAGTCTGGACGATAATTGTATAGTTGCATTAATACTTGTTCGTCTGATCTAGGACGTTGCATAATTGTAAGTTTCTTACTTACAGGATCAAACTTAAAGTTAATAAAACTACCAAACATTTTACCAACTAATTCTTGATATCCTGCAAAAGCATAATACGTACCAAGTCCACCCATTTGTGATGAACTTAAAAGATATGAATTTGAATAAGCCAAGTTAAACGGTTCGAATAATGTTCCACCATCTCCGCCACCTGAACGTGAACCAATTGAACGTCTAAAAAGTTCTCGTACTTCTATTACTTCATTAGGTAAAATATAATCGTTTGTGTCTTCTTGAAACTCCAGTATAGCATATGATTCTTCTACAGCGTTTTCACTACGTTGTCTAAGTTTGCCAAGTGCTTTTTCTAATGCTACATCATAGTGGTTAGGATCAAGTTCAACGTCGATCATACCATCGCCGAGCATTGTTCTAACGTAATTAAAGACTGCCTGTTTCTTATTTTCTAAATCATTGCTCATATAAAGTTTCCTCTGTTAAACATATTTATTCTATAAATACAATTACTATGCCCAGACTCAGTTTATATAAACCGGAGAAATCCGCAGATTATCGCTTTATAGACAGGAATGTTAACGAATCCTTTCAAGTAGGCGGTACAGACATATTCATACACAAGTACGAAGGTCCTGTCGATCCTGGTGCTGATAAAAGCACCCCAAGTCAACCTTATGGAACAAACGATATACCTGAGACAAAAATACAAGATTTATTGTTTTTAGAAAACAGAGATAGAAAATATTCAGATGATGTGTATGTTATCCGCGGCATTTACAACGTACAAGATTTAGACTTTGATCTTTCACAATTTGGAATGTTCTTACAGAATGATACTATTTTTATAACATTTCATATGAATTCAAGTGTTGAAAATTTAGGGCGTAAATTAATGAGTGGTGATGTATTAGAACTGCCACACTTAAAAGATGAATATGCACTTAATGATTATGGTGTTTCACTTAAACGTTTTTACGTAATAGAAGATGTAAGTCGTCCAAGTGAAGGATTCAGTCAAACATGGTATCCACATTTATTAAGAG